ACGGTGATGATGGTAGCTTTCATGGCTGGGGTTGCAGCTGCGAAAGCTTTAATCCAGCCCTCTATAATAGGCAGGAATCTATCTCTGATTACCTCCAGAAGCGCTATAACAGCCGGAATCAGCGCCTCGCCCAGCTTCCTGGTCATTTCCATGAAACGATTTTTTAAGACCGTCAGGCGGGCTCCTGTGGTCTTGTAGCGCTTTTCGGCCAGCTTCTGCAAGGCGGTCTCATCGTCCCACGCATCGCTTGAGCGGCTCAGAGTCTTGGTGAGCTGGTCGCCAGCCCCGGCCAGCGTTAACAGCATCCGCCTGGTACGGTCAGCGCTGAAACCAAGATCCTCTACAGCCTTAAAGGCTTCTTCTTTTTCAAGCTTCCGCAGACCTTTAATGAGGGTATTTACCGCGCCAGCGGCGTCTTTCTCGAACTTCTGCCGGAACTTTTCAGCGCTCATACCGGCAATAGAGGCCATCGTGTTGAGCTTATCGCCGCCTTCGCCAGCGGCCTCCGCGATACCTATTAGCACCTTGCTCATCGCCGTACCGCCCATCTCGGCGGCAATGCCTACCGACGTCATGGCGGCTGACAAGCCCAGAATATCGGCCTCAGACATTCCTATCAGCTTGCCTGTGGCGGCGATTCTCAGGCCCATCTCCATAATCTCACTTTCCGTCGTAGCGAATTCGGAGCCCAGGATAGTTAAGCTGGTTGCCAGCGCCCTGGTATCGGCGTTTTTGGTGATCGCGTTAAACCTGGCAAGAGCTGTCGCGGCCTCTTCAGCGGCCATCGTGCTGGTCTCGGCAAGATTTACGATGGTCTCGGTAAACTTTTCAATATCTCCGCGCTTTATGCCCAGGCGTCCGGCTTCCTCGGCAATACTGGCCAGGCCGCCAGCCGTCACCGGCAGGCGTAGGCTCATATCTCTTAAGCCCTTGGCGAGATCGGCCAGCTCCGCATCGGTTCCCTTGACGGTCTTTTGGACCTTGGCAAAGCTGGTTTCCCAGTCTATAGCAGTCTTGGTCGCCAGAAGCCCTACACCGGCCAGCGGGGCGCTGATCGCGGCTGTGAGGTCACGCCCCGCCATCTTGAGCTGCCCGCTCAGACGTCCGAAGCGCCTTCTGACCCCCTTCATCGATTTTTCGAACTTGGAGAGGTCCAGGCCCAGCGTGATATTCATCGAGCCAAGATTAACGGCCATTTAGCTCTCTCTCTTTGATGCGTTCGCTTGATTCACGCATGATCTGCCTGATTTTTTCGCTGCCGGTAACAGAAGCCTGGCGGCGTCCCTTACGCCCGGAGAGCTCATCGAATAGCTTTGCAGGATTCGGCCGCTTTTTGAACTGGCCCAGCGCGGTGATGAGGGTAGCAAGTGACCAGGCTCGGGCGTCGTGTGCTGCTTTTTCGTTCTCATTAAACGCCTCACTCATTAGCTGGAAGTTTCTCGGCGTCATCGCCCAGAATTCTGCCGGTTTCAGGCCCATACGGAACGCCATCAAGAGAAGATCATCCCAGCCCTGTATTAGCTGGCCTTCTTGGCCTTGGCCTTTTTTTTTGCCACCATGTTATGCGCTTCCATAGCCACCAAAACCCGCTCCATCACGTATTGAGCTTTGCCGGCCAGGGTGCCATCTTCGGCGGCGTCCTCTGGTACGCTGTCAATAAGGTTGCCAGCCTCCTCCGGGGTCAGGCTTTCCTGCTCCCAGAGGAGTCCGGCCCATAACAAGCTACGAATAGTATCAAACCTGAGATTATTCCCATCGCCCAGGGCGTCCATGATGCTCTTGTCCATCCGCTCTTCAAAAGAACAAAAAGCATTCCAGCCAAAATATAACCGCCGTTTCCGGTCAAGCTGGATCTCTACGCCGCCGGGCATTGGGTTGCTCATGTTACGCCCTGGTCAGGGTTAGAGCGCCGCGTCCTGTGAAGCTGATCGAATACGATACAAGGTCAGCTTCCGGCGCGTCCAGCTCGATTGAATCCATACAGGTGCTGCCGGTGTAGACGTCACCGGCTGCATCTACCATCTTGATATAAACGGGATAATCTGTAACGCCGCCAGAGAGCTGGTTAGTATCAATCAGATACTGTAGCGCGGCGTCATCGTTCTCATAAACGCCATCAACCGTTGCACTCCAGCCGCGCCGGGTTGATACAGAATCTTCCCACCCTGAGTTGTCCTTATTTGTGGAATCCACGTCTGTCTTTGCAAAATTCAGATTCCCGCCGCGCTGCTGGGGTAATTTGGCCCAGGTCGGCCCAGATGGATCGTCTGCCGTGTCTACATAAAATAGCCAGGAAAGTCCTGTTTCTACTGCCATTGCTCTTTACTCCTTATTATGAATCATCGCTGAGTATCCAGCGAAACCGTAAAACTCCATGCCTGATGAGCTTTCCATCTGCATGGTATTCCTTAAAAATTTCTGCTAATTCGAGACGTCCCAGCGCCTGGCTGAAGTCTTCATCCAGCGTCAGCGCGGAGTTCGTCAGGCTCTCGATGGCCATCTCCAGCATGTCGTTGCATTGTTTATTGCCTGCTGTATCGCTGAAGGCGTGTAAGGTCGTCGTGCATTCGCTGATCGTCTCCAGGTCGAGCGCCACGCTGCAGGAACCGATCTCAGCGTATGGCGTCGCTGTGTTCTCCGGCACCTCATCGTAAACATCAAACGTGAAGCTTCCATCGGTCAGGCGGCTGTAGATACCTTTTTGCAGGCTGTTGAGGGGTAATCTTTCGCCCATTTATGCCCCCACCGCTACGCTTTTAACGCCCCGGTTCCAGATGGCGCGACGCAGCGCCCTGGTGAAGCTTGCCCGCTCGCCTTCATACGCCGGGAAAAGAAACGGCCTGCTTTTGATTCCTCCACGCTCACCGATAGAACGCGCCACCGGGAAGGCTGGCAGGTTGTGACGTTCTGACCATTCGGCCAGCATCCTGGTGGACGATGGCCGATACGGCCCAGCGCTGCCGCCGCGAGATACGCCTGGCGGCGTCCGGTAGAAAGCGCCAGAACCGAACTCTACAAGATGGGCGTACCCGGTGCCGCTCTTCCCGCCGGCCCGGCTGGTTTTCGTATAAACAACGCCGGTCAGGCCGTCGTTAAATTTCTTGCGAGAGATAGAACGCGCCAGCGCCCCGGTGTCCCTGGGCGCTCGGCTCTTGGCGGCTGTCTGGATTGCCTTCGAGCTCTTGTCTATCTCGGTCTCTACGTTCTCTCGGATCTTCAGCGACATCATGGCCAAGCGTCTAAACAAGACGCCCTTGCTGGTTTCATCAAGCTTGAGATCAAAATTCACGTCTTGATCTCCTTCGCGGTAATAACAAGCTGCCGGTCTCGCTCATTCGGGTTGATGATGCCGGTGATCTGGTAGAACTTCCCATCAAACTTGATGCGGTCAGTCTCCGCGATATCAGTCCTGTACCGGATAACAAATTCATGCGTTCCCGTATGGTTGAGCTGCTCATTGTAAAAGCGCTCTTCAGCTCTCAGCGGCTTCATGCTGGCATACGCAAAAGCCCGGCTGGACCAGGAGCGCGTCGCGCCCCCCTGGCCATCTGCCGCCAGGCTCTCTTGCTGGAAGTTTATCCGATGCCGTAGCCTGCCCGCTAGCATTACACCTCCGCCATCTTGTAAGGCCATAGAAGGCGCTCCAGGCCGTACTGGAGAGAGCGCGAGAGATGCCCTAACGTCACCGCCTCGCGGTGTTCGTACAAATGGCCCACCAGGAGCTTGATCGCCGCCTTGACGGTCTCAGGCACCGCTGAGGCCGCGCCATAGCCCGCTACAAAACGCACCGTTACGCAATTCGTTACAGCTCTACGATCATCCGGCCAGCTCTGATCGTAGGCTAACCGAATGCGCCCAGGCGCCTGGTCTGTATCAACATCGTAGATACTCGATGAAACCGTCTGTTCCGCGCCATCGGTATCTATATATTTGATGCTGGTCACGCTGACCAGGTCAGGCTTAGGCACCAGGAGCTCTCCGAATTTATCAATACGCCAATCATAGGTTGCGCTGACGAATTGCCTATTACAGAACCCCTCACACCAGGCGCGAGCTGCCGCGCCGATGGCGGTGATGTAGGTATCATCATCCGACGTATCAACGCGGAGATGGGTTTTCAGCTCGGCCAGCGTAATCGGTTCCTCTGTGGGCGGTGTTACAACGGAAAGGCCCATTGTTTACCTCTTTTCAGGCGCTGGCTGGCTGGCGTTCTCGGTCTCGGGATCTACGGCAGCGGCTTCGGTTACGCTCCCGGTAGATTTCACGCCCTGGCCGATGGAAATCAGATGTTCGCCTACCTTTTTTGAAACCTCTATGACGTCACCGACACAATGAGAGCAGGTCTCCCGGTGCCAGTTGACCAATAGTTTAATCTTCATTTCTTGGCTTTCTTCTTAGGTTTAGAAGAAGGAGAGGGGCCCCCCTTCGGGGCCCCTCCCTTTACTGCCTGCGCCTGGCCAGCGGCAATCAGACGTTTCCCCTCATCAGCGGAAACTTCCACAATATCGCCCTTTTTCTGGCTAAACGTCGGCCCAGCTCTGCTGACTAATAGGCAAATCTTCATTAGGAAGCTGCCATTTTCAGAAGCTTAACCGGGTTGGTTCCTGCGTTGAGCAGGTCGCCATCGTGACGCGAGAAGATAACGAAACCAGTCTGGTCATAGTCCCTGTAGCGCTCATTCATGCGGTAGAGCCTTACGCCCGCCACGTCGCGGATCTTGTATAGTGAGAAGTCCCCGAAGATAATAGGCAGACTTCCCGCCGATATATCCGCCACATCCTGGTTGACGACCACCGCTCGACCGTAGAGGCGATCAGGAATACCAGCCTGCATCCCGGCTTGCCAGAGGAACTGCCCCTGGTCGTCGGTCAGCTTGCGAATAGCCGCAATCGACGCATCGTTACACATCCAAACGCTGGAAGCGCCATCACGATACATTGGATCAACACTGTGGAACAGGTCGATAATCTCGCTGGCGGTAATAGCCGTCGCAGACGCGCAGGTTTTACCGACTGGCGAAGCTTCGACAACACCATTCGGCTGGCCATCGCCGCTGCCGGTTGTAAAGTGCGTGTTAAGAATTCGAGCGATGCGCTCGCCCAGGAGTGAACCCAGCTCGCTGGTCAGGTTAAAAGCTGAATCCTGCATCAGCTCCTCAGAAACCAGTACCAGCTTGGAAGTGTACTTATAGGCTCCGAACGTAGTAGAACCGAAGGTTACATCCTGCTCGGATACCTGGGTATTCTCGGCCAGGATAGCACCGACATTCCCCGTATCATTCACCGTAGGCCACGGCAAATCCGCTCCGGAATCTGTTCTTATTGTAGAACTGACCTGGCGCATTCCACCATAAGCCAACAGCGCCCGCTCCAGCTCATAGACAAAGCCCTCGGGAACCAGGTCGCCGCCAGCGGTAGCGCTGCCAACACTCTGCGCCCGCATCTCGCGGCGCATGGTGTCATAATTGCCCCGGTAAAGCTGCGTTTCGTAGTGATCCTTTTTAGGATTAACGCCGCACTTGCGGCAGGCGAGCTGGTGACGCTCTTCCAGGTCCATGCCCATCTGCGCCCTGGCCCAGCCCTGGAGCGCGTCGTCTCTTTCTTCTCTGCTAGGGGCGGCATCTCGCACACTCTCGGGCTGCTCGGCGCGGAAAAGGTTTCTCTTTTCGCTACGCTCTGCGAGCTGGCTTTCGAGCTCCTCTGTGCGTTCCGTTACCTCTATGGATCTGCTCAGGCGGTCGTAATCGCCGTTGCAAGCCTCCCAATTGTTTTCATCCTCTGAACTCCAGGTGTGATCCTCGCTATTCGCAAGGTTTCGGAGTTCCTCCAGGCGCTTGAAGATCTCAAAGCGCTGTTCTTTTAAAGCTTTAATGCTCATCTGTTTCCTTCCCAGCGGTCACAAAAAAAGAACCGCTGAAACTTTGGGGTTTCTTGCGGCTCTTTAAACTGTCTGGGCAGGTTTTTGGAGCTGCGGCCTTCAGCGCGTTGGAGCGCCCGGCCTGGTAGCTAAATGTATAAGAAAGAGTATAGAATACCCTCTCAGGCTGTCAAGAATCCTCTGAGAGCTTACTGTCGGCCAGCTCTGGGTCAATCTTCAGGGCTAAGGCGTCAAAGCGCTCATTAACGCGTTCTTTAACTTTCTCGCGTTCAGCTTCCTCCAGGCTTTCTTTCGCGCCTTCTATATCGCGGCTGTTCGCTGTGCTAGCTTCATAGGCTGGAAACGTCACCGGCCCGACGTCAAAGAGCTCAACGCCTTTGATGTTCCTGACCTGCTTCCCGTCTTCCTCGCTCCAGTCTTCGTCTGTAACCTTGAAAGAGAAGGAGCTGCCGTTCAGGTCGCCCCGGTTAATCATTTCTCGGACGTCCTTCGCAATGGTGGTATTCCCCAAGCTGATGGAATAATGCAAGCCTCGCGA